GGTAGTAATATTATCAAATTTAGTACCTGTACCCATTGTCCAACTTTGAGATACTGCGTTTGCAAAGATTGAATATTCTAAAGGAATTTCCGATGAATTTGCCGAATGTAATACTAAAAATATATTCCAACTTCCTGTTCCAATTGTTTCAATTTCGGACTTTAATGAGCCGGTATCAAATTTTATAAGGGTTCTAGCTATATCTTTTATAGAACCATAATAAAGTTTACCTACTTCCAATATTTCATCTCTACCTGCGTTTTGGTCAGGTTGTTGTAGGTAAATACTTGCGTCGAATGATGATGTAAAAAATTTATGCATATTATAAAGCTCTTCCTTTTATATCTTTGTTAGGGAATTTTACTTCGAAAACACAAGGGTCTAAAGATGGATAAATTATCTTACCTTTAGTTGCTTCATCTAAATTGTATTTATTTAGTGAATATCCTGCACCACCCTCACCACATATGTTATATAATTTAACGGATGGAACACTCATAACACCTTCAACATTTGCAAGGATTAATTCTATCTCTGAAATGTTTATTGGTTTGTTAAATGTCCAATTATCTATATTAAAATAATCTTGCATTTCTGTTAAACAATTTGCTAATATTTCTCTTTTATTAAAATTTGAATAAGAAATTATTTCAAAATCAATACCAATATTTACAATAAATCCATCAATAATATTTACACCATCTGTTAGAATTCTATATTCACCTAAATATGTTTTTAAGTTTTCTTTTACTGCTATATTTAGGTTTGTTAATTTTTTATCAGATGTATAACCCAATACATACATATTAATTGCGAATGGATTGTTTAATTCTACAACATTTCCTCTTTTTTGTGAAAGATATTTTGCAAGCTCTAATTGTATATCGTTTTTTGATAGTCCTTTTATTGAATCTACTAAATTCGTAAATTCTTGTAAATTTTTAGGATTTGAAAGAATTGATGCTGGAGAACCACCATCTATTTCACCATCAGCTGAAACATAAACCTTTGCAACACTACCATATCTTTCCGGCATTGATATAGCTCTAACTGTATAATCTTGTCTAGTTACTGCACGATTTTGTGAGCCAAACATTGCTATTGCATTTTGTCTAATTTCTTCTATCGATTCGCCACCCCTGCCACCAACTGCAGGTTCTAAATTTTCAACTGCAATAGAATCTTTAAATTCCTCATAAGCGGCAGCTTGTTCGTCAGTAAAACTTAAAAGGTCCTCTTCAAATTCTATACTATCTATAAATGTCAAATCTTCAGAATTTACATTAGATTCTACTCCACCACCAACTAAATATTTTATTGTAAGTGTTTTTCCAAAAGGTGATATACCAAATGTATTTGTTTTTAAAAAATTAGATGGGTCAATTCCCTCATTTGTTCTTTTTATAGAGTTTGCTAATCCTAATCCAACATTTTTTGTATTTGGTAAAAGTATTTCATCCTCAAATCCTGCAGAATTGTTTCCACTGCCAAATTGAAGTGATATTGTATTGTTTGTATTTACTTTTATTGAAAACCTTCTAGGTACTTTTTTTACCTCCAATATGTAAGGAACCGTTGATGCATATTCTGATAAATTAGAATTTGTTTCTGTGTTTGGTTGTTCCACAAAAATACTTTCTTGTGCCAAATAAGGAACTTCATACCACTCATTGCCTTGTGAATCCGTGCAAGATATTATTGATATTACGTTTGTTTCATTTAAATCTATTGTTGGATATTCCGAATTATCTGTTATATCTACAGTAATTTCTCTTTCTTCTGCAGAAATTGCTTTTACTTTTTTGGTTATCAAATATAAATTTGGTGCACCTGTTGATTCATCTCTACCTATAACATCTATTTCTCTATCAGTTGGATTTGAAAAATCAATCGTATCTATCGTTCTAAATATTATATTTGAATTAGTTCTAGATTGTATTTGTAATCCATCTTTTATTTTAAAATAATATGTAGAATTTGGTTGATAGTTACCACCTGCACCATTTGCTGGTACAGTTTGATAAACGGTTAATGTTGTAACAGCTGGTGCAGTTAGTTTTGGTTTATACCCAAGTGCTTGTGCTAAGGCTATAACGTTCTTTTTTTCCGTTGCATGTAACAACATCGATTCTTTCAACTGAACGTCTTGATAAAATGATAATACATCTCCAACGTAAGATGCCATATCTAAAAATACACTACCAGGAGATGCTTCACTAAAATCTGAAAATGTGTTTGGGAAATATGTTTTAGAATATTCAACCAAATTTTGTCTAAATGATGCAAAATCTTTACCGACATAATTTATATCTCTAGTATTATTTTTCCAATTTTTATCTGTTGGTTTTAGTGCCATTTACTATTCTTTTATACTTACATTTAATGTTTCGGAAAGATTTTGATTTGATTTTAAAGAAAATTTTATCTCTAAATTTATTTGATGTTTATCGATATCCTCATCATCGTAATCAAAAATAATTTCATCAATATTAATATACGGCATCCAATTATCTACCGCTCTTATAATAGATGCTTCTATTTTATTATCTATTTCACCATTTATAATTGGTTCAAACAATAAAGAATAAATATCACATCCGAATTCAGGATACATAACTCTTTCCCCTTTCTTGGTCATTATGAGATTTTTTAAATTATCTCTAGTTTGAGAAAGCGTTGTAAAATTAACAGAGAAAATACCATTAGAATTAGAACTTCTATCTATTCCTATACCAATTATTTTATAATCGTTTACAGCTAAATCAGTTACATTAACTTTTCCTAATTCTATTGCCATTTTATTTCAATCCTTTTTCTTTTTCTTGTTTTATAAATACTTTTGTTAATTGAGTATAATCTCTATCTAAAGCTTTTTGTAATGCATCCAAACCAGAATTACCTGTTGAAGGTATTTGCTGTGGTGTTTGTTGCATTGTGTAATCTATGGTTTCCCAACCATCTTCTTCATATTTTTCTGGTTGTATAATATTTAAAATAGAACTTTTATCAATAATTTCACCTTCTGTTCTTTGTGCTGCGGTGAATGGTTGTGTCATATTTAACACCTCATTTAATACCCGATTTTTAGTGTATTTCTTTGTTTGTTGAGGTCTTTGTTGTTGAATAGGTTGTTGTTTCCTAATAGTTGTAGGAGCAACTTCTGTAATCTCTCTTAATGAGGGAGTAGATGGTTTTTTTTGTGAGTTTAATGTAACTACACCGGACTTAATCAATTTTGCTAATTCTTCTTTAACTTGTTGCTTAACTTCGTTTTTTACAACTTCTTTGATTAATCCGAATAATAATTTCGAATCCATAATAATTCTTTTAAATAAATATTGAAAGTTTTAATTTACCCTTTGTTGTTTACTATCTGCTCCCCCGCTGCTGCCATCTTTGGTTCATCTCCTGATATAATCGATTGTATTGCTTCTTTTATTTGTGGTTCTTGAAATTTACCACCTTCCACAAATCCTTTGAATATTTTTGTTAAAACATCGCTAGCTTCTATTTTTTCTTCAGTACTTACATTCAAAACGGTTCCTACTGACAATAATATCAAATCTTTTGTATCCAAAGATGATATTGGGTTACCTGAAAATGGTTTTATAAAATACCCTTGCCACGGTAAAATACCAGGTGCCGGCGGTGCGGGTGGTGGATATGCACAAAAACACGATATAAATCCTGTAATGGTTAATAAGTGAACAGATGCTGATAAAATAAAATTTAATAGCCAAGGTGAAACATTATTAATCGGTGGTACACTAATTGGTGTCCAAACTCCTGGAAATAAATTCATACCAAAAATTGTTCTTATATTTCTTAGTGCACCTGGACAAGGTACGTTCGGTGGAGGAAATTTTTCCAATTGTGCACCTACCCAATAAGCTTGTATTGCAGGTCCAATATCTCTTAATAAATCGCCATTTTTATCGTATTTTGTTTTTCCTAATAGAGAAACTAATGCAGCCTGCATAGCTACGGTATTTCCCCTAGATACTTTAACCCCACTTCCAATCAAAAGTGTCTTACCACCACCTCTCACAACTTTATCATATTCTTCAGTTAAAGATTGTGCAAACCAAAAATTATTGAATAAAAATTTTCCTTCTTCATCTATTATATCTTTATCTTTAGCAAGCTCCGTTGCCTTTTCTTTTGCAACATTTTCTAGCATTTCTAAAGCCATATTTAGATAAAAATCAGTCCAACTCGTTGATTTGCTTAGTTTTTTAAATTTTTTTAAACTAACTGCCATTAATTTTTACTTAAAAAGTTTTTAGCTGATAGAATTGTTTTGAGTTTAGATTTTATAGAATTAAATTGTGTAATATTTTCGGGTCCAACTTTTGAAGGACCAGATGGTGTTAAATAATTTTGCTTTGTTATTTCATCTATTAAATCTTCCAATATTTTAACAAGTTCACCACCCAACACCATTTTTTGAACACTTGCTCCGGCATCACCTTCACCTTTATTTTTTCCCAAATATATTTTTCCATTATCTGAATTTAAAAATACATTATTTGCACCTTCCGAATGAATTGTTATATTTTTCTTATTATGAAAGTATATTTCTTTTTCAGCATCAATAGAATAATTCCCATCAGTAATAACACCTGTATTACCTTTACCAAAAATAATAAACTCTTTAGCTTTTGCTGAAAGAATTATTCTATCGGAATTTACCCACAACTGGTCACCCTTTAAATCATTTGATGATGGATATTCTTTGAATCCTACTTTTGTTTTTTGAATTGTTTCTTTAAAGGGAACTTTTACTTTGCCTGATGTTAAATAAATTGATGTTCCATCTTTATTTACATCTTCTTCAATTAATTCACCAATTTTTTTATCATCTAATTCTGGGTTTTGTTTGTTTCGAATGAATATAGATGGAGATGATGTCTTATTATCTTCTGTAAGGAAAAATTCAGAAAATCTAATTGTATTTCCAACTCTACCCTGAACAATTGTATCACCTTCTTTTGGTTTTAAAAATTTTATTTTTTCGTTTACTTTATATTTTTTTGTTTCTGATTTTTTTGCCGGTGGTGGTGTGTTTGTTGTACCTGTTTGTTTTATTTCTTTATAATCTTTTGCGGTTGATTTTGTGTTTGATTTTTCTGGTTTTCTTTCTTTAGATGATTCGGATGTTTTATAATCCTCTCTATAATTTGGGTATAAAGTTGTAGAATATGGTAACCAAAAATATTCATTTTCAATTTCTAAAATGATTACGGTTTCACCTTCTATCGGATAAGTAAAATTATTTTTATCAAATGGAAAAGCATATGCTTCTACAATGATTGGTGTTTCTCTTGCATATGTTATTGCTCCCAAAAATCTGGAATCTTTATCTGCAAAGTTTTTATTATCATTGTATTTTACTAAAAAATCTTTTTTCTTTTCTGTATTAAAGAAATCTTCTTCTTTATAAAAAACTTTTGTTACTGTTGCTAAAAAGGGTATCATTATTTTACTTTAGTTTTAATTTCTTCAATTTCTATTTCAATATCAGATAACCTTTCTTTATTTTTTGCATCAACCTCATCGACCGCTTCCTCTAATTGAGAAAATAATTGTGCCTTTTCATTTTCACTTAACCAACCATCTTCACCAATACCTTTTGCTTCTGCTGCAGCAAGTCTTTGTGCAATTGTTGCCATCTTAATCAAATGTTCATCGTTTTTTACAGATACTTCGATAAGGTCTTTTATGATCGGAGCAATGATAGTTGCCTCACCAACATTTTTGATTAATTTACGAAGTGATTCAATCAAATCAGAAATGTTTTTCTTTTTATTTTGTTGGTTTTCGTATATATCTCTAAATAATGAGGATAAGTTTTTACCATCAAATAGTTGAAATTCTGAACTCATAATATTGCATTTCTTACTATATAATTATAAAGTTCTTCAGTTATTAGTTTATATCCTTCTATATTTGGATGCTTTGCTACTTTCATAGGATTTGGTTCTTTAACTTCCCATATTAAATTATTTTTATAATTTTTTATCATCCAACTTTCTAATGATTGTTTACAAAATCCCCAATATCTTTTTTTATTAATCATTTTTGTAATATCATCTTTTGAATTTAATTCTTGTATCATCAAATCAAAAGCATCACACATTAAATAATTAATACCATAATCTTCTAACATTTTTTGTAAAAATATAATATAATTTTGATTTATAATATTATAATAGTTTTGACTGAATAATTCTAAAAGGAAAAGTTTTTTATATTCTGATAAAAATCTATTAAATTTTTCATCCCCATATTGATATGATTCAGTAAATTTTTGTGGTAAGATTGATAATTCCAACTGGCCCCAACTTATCCATTCACCTTTCGGTAAAAAAGGAACATAATCTCTTAATGATGAACTCCACATAATTACTACAAAATCTCCTTTGTGTATTTTACCATTCCTTAAATCATTAATAGTATCATTGAAAATAACATTATTTGCTTTACCACTCCACCCGTTATTTACGGGTTCTAATCCTAATTTTTCTGCAAGGTGTTTTACCCAACTATTTTCATTTCTGAATAGTTGTAATTGTTTCCTATCTTTGATGGTTTGTTC